TTCTGTCTCTTTGAAGGCAACATCTGTCTCGAATGGGAGCAGACGTATTGGGGGATTGAATTTCTTGTTGAATTCACTGCCAGGCCATTTCCACTGATTATATGCAAACCTTGCAAATGTTCTTGGAATATCGGCCTCTTGGATCTCGTACTGACTGAGTATGATGAATACATCTGAGACAAGGTCACGGTATAGCTCTGAGCCTCCAGTGATCTTGATTGCGATATTGTATGCCTCTTTATTCCAAAACACATCCCGAAGTTATTAAATATTTGAATACCTCATTGAGAAATTGTTCTGATACTGGCTTGCTATTACAAAACCGCCACAGCTGTGAATAGTTAAGATCACTATCTTCTGACAGATGAGTCAGCTTGTAACGATTGGAGAGCCTCTTGTGAAGCTCTCCTCTCATCCAATCACTTAGGCTCACATCAGAAGGGAAGGTCATCTTCAAACTCATCTGCTATTGACTTTATTTTATCAGTTGTATTCTGTAGCACTGGTGCTGGTGCTGGAGCCACATAAGGCTCTTTGATTGCAGCACTCATGTACTTAACTCCTGATTGAGCTGTTTTCACCCATAGTGAGATTTCAAGCTCCTTACCTTCTACATTAATCTTGCCTCTGTAGTCAGGCTGATTGTCTGCAGTCTTCTTATCATTCTTGAAGATTGCTCCACTGTTTATTTTCTGTTCCATACTTATTTGTTTCTATAGATTAAATTAATTACCAGTACCCAAAAATTTTCGCCTAGTCTCCAAGTCCTCAAGGATTTGATCCAGCTTCGCAGACACCTCATGATATTCCTCATTTGTCAAAGGTATTAAAGATATTTGAGTAAAATAAACCCTCCAATACATTGATTCAGACTTGATATCATACACATGCTCTTGTACTACTTCCATCATTTATTGTTTAGCTTGTTAATATACTGCACATAAAACTCTGATGCATGTCTGAGTCTCTCAAGCATTGCCAGCTCAAGCTCAATGTCACGTTCATATCTGATGACTGTGATACGTTTTGCTGCATCAATATGGTCCACTCTATGCAGAGACATGTTATCCCACTGATTAAGCAGTCCAAAATCATTTTTAGGATCTGTTGACACCATGCAGTAGATGAGCTCAAATGATGGCCTATCATACAGATACATGTAGGCTCTGCCTTGCCATTCATAAACTGACTCATCACCATCCTCTGCTGTTGCTGGCCATGTCTCTAATGACCAAGATGTTTTGATGTCAATGATAGTATCATCCAGTAAGATGTCGCACTCACCAGTCATCAGCTCAGTCTCTAGTCTGACCTTGTTCTTTTTGTAGTCAGTGAATCTGACTGCATTCACTAGATCAATGCTGTCTTGCTCTTGCTCAATGCCCTTGATGATGTACTTGTTATTTAGCTCAATATTGTAGCCATAGAAATCTTGTTTTGCAATTGACTTGATGTAGCTCTTAGCTGTTTCTGATAGGACCTCAGACTTGCTTCTAGCGTTTGTCATGATCTTACCTATGCTTGATGGATGCCATTTCATATTTCAAAGTTTTGTTTAAAGTAATCTGATGAATCTTGATAGCCTTCTGACTTGTACTTGCCATTCATGTAGGCTGTTGTTATCTCAAGCTCTGATGCTTTACAGAAGTTCTTGATCCATTGCTCTCTTAGGTAGTCACTCAATTGTGCCCACTCTTCAGTCTGCATATATTCTGCGAGTCTCATTATTGCCATTTGTTTCATAGTTTTGCCTCCTGATCTTTAGTTAATAAATAGTTTGTTCTCAACTCCTCAGCTGTATACTCACCTCTTGCAATCTTGGCAAGTGCTCTACCAAATGCCTCATCTGTAAGTGATGTCTTAGCTGCTGGCTTTGGCTCTTCAGTTGCCTTAGCTGCTGCCTTGCCATCATCATCTGTTGCGGCCAATGATAGGATGCTGGTCAATGTGTATCTGCGATAGTAAGAAATGGCACTACCAAGCTGCTGGGGATTCTGTAAGTCAGGCAGTTTCATCATTGATTCTACATGTTCACCAGTGTCAACATCTATAATCTTAGTGTAGACCATTTGGTCAATGATAGGCTGCATGATGATCAGTCCATTCTCCATCAGAATATTCTCGCATGCATCTAGTACAGCATTGAGATCTGCGTATCTTGAATGATGTGACTGAGCATTCTTGTGGACCTTGCCGATTGCCAGCTTTGCGTTATGCAGTTTTTTGTACATAGGTACTGGAGCTGCACTCTCCTTTTCTTTAACTGTTGCCATAATTTGTGGTATTAAATTTCAACAAATATAATTATTATTTTGAGATAAACAAATCAAACCATTTAATAAATTCATCAAATGACTTAACTATTAGATATGTTCCTCCAGCTTTCTCTATCATTTCTTGATATCTTATCTGTGCTTCAGACTGTCTATCTTTGCCATACTTAATCTCAATCTTCACTGATCTGCCATTGATTGTGGCTGATATGTCAGCAGATCCCTTTGTGCCAGTTCCTTTGGTCCACTTCCCTGGCATCTGTCTTGTGCCCTCACCTACCTTTAGCTTGGCTCCTTGCCTCCACATTCCAGTAGTATTGATTCTTTCAGCTTGATAACCTGATAAGTTGATGAATGAAACCACTGATTTAGTCAGAGCATTAGCTGATGAGTCGGCCCACTTAGTCTTTGCCAGTGCGAATTCAGGCATTGATGGATATTTCTCTTTTAGATGTGCTGTCTCAAGATCAATGAGTCTTTGTTTATTTTCCTTGTTCATAGATTCTATCTAGTGTTAATGTTTTACCTGGTGCCAAAGTTGTATCCCTTGCCCAATCTTTTGCGTTTACAAATGTAAATTTGTGCTCTTCAGCTGGTACTACTTTCTTCTGCTCTGACAATTTGATGATGAATAGGGCAAAGATTGCAGACCAAGCTAGGATCATGATGATTGATGTCTGTTTCATTATTCTGATTTATAGTTTTCGTTATAGTAATCTATAAATGCTTGCCTATCTCCAGTCTCACAATACAAACCTGCTACCCATGTTTTTTCCATCTGCTCTTTCTCCATTTCTTTGGCTACATATAGCTGAGCAATCAAATCGTGAATGCACCAATGTGAACGTCCTTCTTTTTGTTCTTTTATAAAATATTCAAGTAATTTATCTACTGCTGTCTGTTTCATTCTTTCTCTAGTTTTCATGGTTTATAGTTTTTAATTTCATTAATTCTAATTCTTTGCTCCTCCATTCCGATCTTAAGTTGCTGCAAAATGTCCTCATACTTTGTTGTTTCTGCTGGTCTATGGCATTCAATTGTGCTATATTCTTTTGCTTGGAGCTCAATTCTTTCTCTGATGTCTGATAGAGCTCTTCTGCCGTTTTGAATTCTTGTATTAAGTTGTTCAATATCTCTTGCTCCAGTAATAGTATCTCTTTTATGCTGTTGATTTCCCTCATCATCTATGTAAATTTTAAAGGTTAATATTTGATTTTGATTGATAAATTCTTGTTTTACATCACTTATGTCACATGTCTTAATAACCTCAACAATGCAATCAGTACCATCTATTAGTTTTCCTTTTACATCAGCTCTAAAAAGACTGCCATCTAAAACAATTTCAGGCCTAGCATCTTTAATATAGACCTTATGATGTTTATATATTAAATATTTATTTTTAATTACATCACCTTTAAATTGCTTGTGCTCAAAGCTCTCACCAATAAAATTGGAATAGTCATATACTTCACCATTAAAAATAAAGCTAGACTCTTGACTCAACCTCCAATGAACATCTTTTTTTGTACCCTTAAAGACATTGATAAATTTTATCTGTTTATCAGGCAATGCATACCAATCTTTAATTTTTGAATTTATAGCATCATATATACTTACATGATTGTTGTTTTCATCGTAAGCATAAGGCCATTTGTTTATACTTTCAGTGATCATATTGTATATTAAAAAGGTGCTTTATCAATTGTTTGTAAATTATCCCATTCAGATTCTTTCTTTTGCTCAGTCACATATTCAATGTAAGGAATGGAGCCATTCTGTTTGCCAGCATCTACTCTTGTAAGTTTACCTTTCTTTACAAGATAATCTCCATACTTTCTGATTCTGCCTGATGTGTACTTCTGACTGAACTTTCTGTAAGTAGGATACTGATCACAGAATTTCTCAAACATATCCTTGAGAATCATTCTCTCATTGAATTTCATGTTATCATTTATCCAGCTGTAGAAGTCATGACCTATCTCTGACATCAATCTCTTCTCATCCAGGTTAACTGATGCATAGTTGACAATGCCATTCTTTAAATAATACTGGATGCATTCAATCATGAAGTTGTCAAACTTGCTCCACTCTTGCTCATCCCAATCATAGAATAGATTGCGGCCAAAGTCATGAAATGGTGTGAAGGTCTTGTCATAGTGATTGTGTAGTTCTATTTCAAACTTTCTACGTTCATGTGAATTCCCTTCACCTTTCAATACATAGTTTGTAGGAATTGCAATCTTTGGCGTTCTGTCCTTCTCAATAAAGAATTCATCTTTGTTTTTTTTATTGACTGGCATCC